TTCGGCCCTTTCCCATGACGGATAAGGAATAGAGTCCATCCATGGGAGCAAGTGACGGCAATGAGCCCTTTCACTCCCCCGAGGTCTGCGCCCCCGAGGTCTGCGCCCCCGAGGTTTGCGCTCCAGAGGTTTGCGCTCCAGAGGTTTGCGCCCCCGAGGTCTGCGCTCCTGAGGTCTGCGCTCCTGAGGTCTGCGCCCTGCGCGACTACCCGGGTTCCGTCAGCAATCGCTTTTCTGATTTTTTGCAGATCAGTCATTATCTGCCCTTCCATTTTTTCCTTGCATTTATGCCTGCGGGCATTTATGCATAGACCATACAAGGGCGCCGGAACCAATGTCAAGCATAAATGCGCGAGCGCCAAATGACGGATTATTTGGAACAGGTGAGACGGCACGCGGGGAGCCTGGGCATGACGCCCTTGGAGCTGGTGCGCGCCGCGGGCGTAAACGAAAGCACCTGGCGCCGCTGGCGGGCGGGCACATTTGCCCCACAAACCCGGACGCTGGATCGGCTGCTTTCCTACCAACCAAAAAAGGCCGCTTCTGTCTTTCGCCGGGGGATCGCATGAACGTGCTACCGATTGAAATTGCGAAGGCGCGGGACGTTCTGCTGGCCCTGGCAGATGCCGAGCCCACGCCGCACATGGCCGAAATATTTCGGCTCGTCGCGGGACGGCTTCAAATCCGACTTTTAGTTATCGCCCATTGCGGCCAAACGACGCTCTAAAGGCAGCAGCGCCCGGATGCCAAAGGGTCTCCAAGGATTCCCCGAAATTGGCGCTACGGGATTCCTCCTCAGAGGTTCGGCGGGCGGGGCTGATAGGACTCCCGTCCGCCGGGCTTTCCTTTTTTTTTGAGCGGAGAAAATCGGAGCGGAGAAAAATGGAACCGGAAAACGTCAACGCATATCCCCTGGATTGGCCCCGTGGCTGGCCTCGATTTCGACCCGACTCCCGCACCCGGGCGCGGTTTAGAACCCAGATCGGCGAATCCTACGGCTCCCGTAAATTGTCCATTGCGGAAGCCACCCGCCGGGTTGCGCGCGAACTTGATCTTTTTGGCTTGCGGGATTCCCATCGGGTTCTTTCGACAAATCTTACTTTGCGGCGCGACGGCCTTCCGCGCAGCGATCAAAGGCCGCCCGTTGATCCTGGCGCTGCTGTATATTTTCGGATGGATGGGGAGCGGGATTCCTTGGCCTGCGACCGTTGGGATCGCGTGGCTGACAATATCGCGGCGATTGCTGCGCACCTTGGGGCGATGCGCGGACAAGACCGGTGGGGAGTGGGCAATCCCCAGCAAGCCTTCGCGGGCTACAAGGCCCTTCCCGCGCCAGCCAGCGCGAAACCCTGGCATGAAGTCCTGGGAATCCCGGAGAATTCTGAGATACCCTTGCGGGAAACAGCCTTTCGACGGCCAGCAAAAATCCATCATCCAGACGCTGCGGGCGGGAGCAACGAGGCCATGCAGGAAATCAACCGCGCATGGGATGAGGCCAGGGCATGAGCGAGCCGCTTCCTGAAAACAGAACAATTCGGGACATGGAAAAAATACGGATAGGCGAACGGCGCCCTTCCTGCCCGCATGAATGGCAGGGCTTACCCGCCGATGGGGAGCATTGGGCTTTCGACGACCCCCGGTATCAGGAAGTGCGGTGCGCCCTTTGCCTGGTTGATTTGGTTTTCTATATTCGGCTTTATTTCCAGCGGATGGACGGGCGAACGCCGGAAAACGAAATCACTGATAACCGGGCAGCGCCGGGATTGTAGGAGGTAAAAAAGAAGTGACCAATCAGCCGAGGCCTTTGCGGCATTTGTCCCCCAGCTTTTCGCGCGACCCGTGGGCGACCGAGGCTGTCCGACAAAAGCGAAAGGCTGAACGGCAAGAGCGGCGGAAGCTCTTGCTGGCGGTCGCGAAGCTGATGGTTGCTGCGGCGGCGTTCTACACCTTTTTCGGATGGTAAGGGAGTGGCGGTTTACGTTGAAAAACGAAGACGCCTTTCCGGAGGATGCTGATGGCCCACATGGTCGCCGATTCCGAATTGGAATTGCACGCCATGGCGGACCGGAGAGGCCTCCGGCGGGAGCGGTATCAAGGTTTGGCTCGACACCGCATTATGACGTCAGCCAAGTAAAGCGGGCCTTGGCTATCAAGAATGGTGCAATCGAAATTGACCGCCGGGAGCTGGTTGAAATCATCCGGCGGGATCGAGGGGCGACGTGATTGCCATGCTGCAATCTTTTGAGGAAATGAAAGAAATTGAGGGCTGATTTCAACAACAGAATCATCCTTGACCTTTGCGGCGGAACCGGGGCGTGGAGCGCCCCTTACCGCGAGGCCGGATACAAGGTGATGATCGTCGATTTACCGGAGGACGTGAGGCTGTTCAAACCGCCCGATAACCGCGTTCACGGGATTCTGGCAGCCCCGCCTTGTACTTGTTTTTCATTTGCTAGGCACAGATATCCTCCGAGTAAAACTGAATTGAAAGAGGCTCTATCGGTTGTGGATTCCTGTTTAAGAATTGCGTATGCTTGCCGCCCCAAATGGTGGGCTTTAGAAAATCCGTTGAACCATTTGAGAGATTGGATTGGGGAACCACTTTGGTCTTTCAGGCAATACGAATATGGCGACCCCGCCGTAAAGCCGACTTTTCTATGGGGGAATTTTACCCCACCATTAAAAATTCCTGGAAAGATATCTAAACCTTCCACCTACAAAACGAGCAAACAAAACGCCAATCCAGAAGATGCGATTACACCACCCTGTTTCGCTCAAGCGTTTTTTGAGGCCAATCCATGATCCCTGTCCTCCGCGATTATCAACGGCGGGACCTTGACCGCTTGCGCGAGGCTTTCCGCGCCGGGGCCAGGGCGGTTCTTTACCAAGCCCCAACCGGAAGCGGGAAAACCGTCTTGTTCGCCGATATCGTTCGGGGCGCCGCCGCCCGGAATAATCCGGTCTGGATCATCGTTCATCGTCAGGAATTGGTCGATCAGACCAGCCGCGCGCTCACCGCTTTGTCCGTCCCTCATGGAATCATCGCCGCCGGCCGATACCGCTCAACGGATTCGGCCGTCCTGGTTTGCAGCATTCAATCCCTGGCGCGGCGAATAGGTCAGCTTCCGGCTCCGGCCCTGCTCGTTCTGGATGAAGCGCATCATTCCGTCGCCTCGACCTGGGACAAGGCAATCGGGGCCTGCAACGGTTCCCGTATCCTGGGAGTTACCGCCACCCCCGAGCGCCTGGACGGCCGCGGGCTGGGGCGAAATTTCGGAGGCCATTTCGATTCGCTTGTCATTGGCCCCGGCGTCGAGGAATTGACAAGCCAGGGGCACCTTGCCCCCGCGAAGGTTTTTATCCCGCCCCAGGTCGCAGACCTGCACGGCCTGGCGATGGGGGGCGGAGATTTTGCGGTCGGTGCCGCAGCCCTCCGGATGGACAAGGCCACCGTGACCGGCGATGCGATCCAGCATTACGAGCGGCTCTGCCCCGGCGCGCCGGCAATCGTTTTTTGCACCCGGATTCAGCACGCTATGAACGTCGCCGCAGCCTTCCGCGAAAAGGGTTGGAGGGCAGAGCCAATCGACGGAACCTTAGCCGACAACGTGCGCCGCCATCGGATCGCCGCGCTCGGCGACGGCCGATTGCAAATTCTTACCTCATGCGAAATCGTCAGCGAAGGCACGGACATTCCCATCGTGACGGCCGCGATCTTGCTTCGGCCTACTGAATCCTTGGGAATGTTTTTGCAGCAAGTCGGCCGCGTCCTACGACCAGCGCCAGGGAAGGCGCACGCGGTCATTCTGGATCACGTCGGGAACTGCCTCCGGCACGGCTTCCCCGACGATGAACGGGATTGGAGCTTGACCGGCCGCCCCAAGCGAGCGAGGGGAGACGATGCCGCCGTCGCCGTGCGCGTCTGCCCTGCCTGTTTTGCCGCCTTCCGCCCGGCAGCGATTTGCCCGTATTGCGGCACCCCGTACCCTGTAACGGAGAGGGAAATCGAACAGGTATCCGGTCAGCTCGTCGAAGCGACGGAAGCCGACAAGGCCGCGCTGGGGCAAACCCGGCGGAAGGAAGTCTATCGCGCGCGGGACCGGGATTCCTTGGTTCGGATCGCAAAGGAACGCGGATACAAGCCGGGCTGGGCGGACTACGTTCTGGCCGCCCGAGAGAAAAATAAAACCAGCCGCGCCATTGATCGGCGTGGGCAAATTTCGACTTGGAAAGGAGATTCCCCGCGATGAACGAGAAGCCAAAGCACACGCCAGGACCGTTTTTACTTCACCAGAACACGGCGCCAAGCAACGTAATCACCGCGCCCTCCGGGGTCGTTTGTACTTATCAATCCCCCAAATTGGCGGGCCGAACCGCGGCTGAAATTCACGCCGAAACGGAAGCTAATGGAAAATTGTTTGCCTCCGCTCCGCATATGCTAGAAGCCTTGGAGGCGGTGGTGGACGCTTTTGGGGAGGACTTTATGGCTATCGTCAAGGCAGCCCTCGCCGAAGCCAGAGAGGGCCCGCGATGAGTGACCTCGTCGTCACCGTCCCGAAAAGGGATTGGACGGAATGGATTGCCGAGGGCGATGCCGCTGGTGATCCCAGTCTTCCGAAATTCCTTTTCCTGATTGGAAGACTTTGGGGGTTAAATAAATGGCCGAACCGATCTGCATTCAAGTTGCGGCAAAAATGTTGATGGAAAGGGTTGACCCCGAAAATTTAGCGGTCACTCACACCGACCTCTACGATTCGCTGATTCGGGTCAACGATAATTGCCAGACCGTCGGCGGCGAGTTGGTCAGCCGCCAGGTAATTGCCCTTATCGTGGCTGCCTGGGAAGCCGCGCATTCCTGAAACCGAGGCCAAAAGATGCAAAGCGAAGGCGCATTGAGCCGTCATTTGCGGATTCTCGCATCAAAACTTGAAGCCCGCCTTTTCCGAAATCAGATCGGCCATTACACGATTCAGGGAGGGCGCAAGATCACAACCGGTCTTGGGGTAGGTTCGCCTGATCTTGTCGGATGGTTGGCCCTGGAAATCACGCCAGAAATGGTAGGTTGCCGGGTTGCCGTTTTTGTGGGTATCGAGGTCAAGACGGGCCGCCGGAAGGCCACAGCAAAACAATCCGCGTGGCTTGCCACGATCAGAGCTGCAGGGGGCCTTGCGATGGTGGCCCGAAGTGAGGCCGATGCCTTGGAGGTTCTCACCTGGGAAGGCGCGCGAAAATGCTTGCGAGAAAACACGGAATAGCATAAAGAGATGTTGGGCGCCGGATCGGATTAACTTCGACCCTTCCCTGACCCGCAAAAATGGCGGACAGTTTTGCTCCGCCGCCGGTGCCCACCGTGCGGGTCGGGGTTTCTCCTCAGGTGCCAAGGATGGCATCCCATCCTGTATTTCCGCGCGGTGCGCTCGTTAAATTATTCATCGAGGCGACCGGCAGAGCCGACGATATTTACACGGTAGTGGATGGCCGCCCGAGCCCTTGCGAACCGCAATCATGGGAATTCTCTCTTAGGCTGGACGGCCATTTTGTTCGGTGCCTTTGCTGCGGCGAAAGCAGTTTTATCGCCGAACGGTTTTTGCGGCGGGTGGCGTCGTGAGCCGTTGCCTATGGCCCGCCGAGCGATTGGCCCAGGCGCTCAATGCGACGCCGCGCGGGAACGGCTGGGTTGCTAAGTGCCCAGCACACGCCGACGAGACCCCTTCCCTTTCAATCTGGACCGATACCAAAGGAACCCCCGCATGGGATTGCAAGGCCGGCTGCCCTTGGGTGGAAGTCAGCAACCGCCTTGCCGCCATGATCCCCGACGCCTTCGCCAATAACGGGGCCAGGGAACGCGCGCAAATCGTCGCCGAATACGATTACACCGACGTCTCGGGCATTCTACTCGGGCAGGTAGTGCGCCTTGATCCCAAGGGCTTTCGCCAGCGCCGCCCCGACGGGTCCGGTGGCTGGACATGGAAATTGGGCGGCCTTCAACTTCCGCTATATCGCCTTCCCGATTTTTCGCCGGCCAAGGCCGTCTTTATCGTCGAGGGGGAAAAGGACGCTGATTCGCTTTTCGCCGCTGGAATTCCGGCCACGACAAATCCGGGTGGATCAGGAAAATGGAAGGGCCACCATTCCGCAGCCCTAGCCCAAAAAAGGGTCTGCATCATCGCCGACAAGGACGCCATGGGGCGCGCCCATGCCGAAAAGGTGGCCAAGGCCCTTGATGGGATTGCGGCGACCGTTCGGGTAATTGAGGCCCCCGATCCCTTCAAGGATGCTACCGAATGGCTGGAGGGAGGAGGAACAGCCCAGGCGATAGCAAAAGCGGCCAAAAACGCCCCGGAATGGCGCCCTAGCGCCACGCCAGCGACTTCGGATGCAGCCCCCGGAGCTACCCACCGGCCTACGATTCGCATTGTAGAGGGCGAATTGCCCCGCATGGTCTCCGAACTCGAGTCCGCCTTTCTGGCAGCCCCGAATCACGGGGGCCTCTATCAACGTGGCGGTCATATCGTCCGGGTGATCCGACTTGAATCTGCTGAAAGAGGAGTGATTCAGCGAGCGGCGGGCTCTCCGGTCATTCGGGAAGTCCCGGCGCTTGCCCTCGCCGAGCTTGCCACCGAATCCGCCCAATTCATCAAATACAACGCCCGTTCCGACGATTGGCGGGCCAGAGACTGCCCCCGTCTGGTAGCCGATACCTACGCCGCCAGGGAGGGCTCGTGGAAGCTCAGGCCCCTTATGGGTGTACTTGACGCACCCACCTTGCGCGCCGACGGTTCCATCCTTCAGGCGGCAGGCTACGACGCGGACACCGGCTTGTTATTACTCCACGAACACCCCGTACCGATACTGGAATCCCCGACAAAGCAGGATGCACGCGATGCCTTGGCAGCTCTCCAAGCCCCCTTAGACGGGTTCCCTTTCGATGGTGACCCCTCTTTTTCCGTGGTGATCGCCGCTATCCTGACGGCATGCATCCGCCATGCAATCCCAAGCGCCCCGATGTTCCTTTTCGACGCCCCCACAGCCGGCACCGGGAAATCCCTGCTCGTCGACGTTATCAGCCGGATCGCTACGGGCCTGCCGGCCTCCTCCATGAGTCAAGCGGCCTCGTCTGAGGAAGACGCCAAGCGCCTGCTGGCCGTGCTGATGGAAGGCATCCCCCTGATTTGCATCGACAACGCCGAGCGCCCCCTGGAAGGCGATGCGCTTTCCTCCATTCTGACGCAGCCCTACTACCGTGGGCGCGTCCTGGGCGCCAACGTGACGGCTTCCGTTCCGACCTCGGCAACCTTCCTGGCCACGGGCAATAATATTTCGGTCAAGGGCGACCTCACCCGCCGGGTTCTCATTTGCCGACTTGACGCTGGAATCGAATATCCGGAAGACCGTGAATTCGGCGGCGACTTAAAATTGGAAGTGCTATCGAAACGCCTCAATCTTGTAGGGGCGGCCCTTACCATCCTTCGGGCTTACATCGTCGCCGGGTCTCCCAATCAGGGATTGAAACCCTACGGGGGATTTGAACAATGGAGCGCGTGGATTCGGAACTCACTGGTCTGGCTGGGGGCCGCCGATCCGTGCGAAAGTCGGCACAGCGTCCGGGTCGGTGACGAGGTCGCCCGCCAACTCGGAGCCCTCCTTTCGGCCTGGGAGGAAAAATTCGGAAAACAAGCATTTACGATCTCTGCAGCCTTCAGGGAGCCTGGCGAGGAACTTTTTGAGGCTGCGATAGATATTACCCCTGAGCCGAAAGGAGGCTTCAATTCTCGCAAATTAGGCCGGTGGATTCGGCGCTATGACCGGAGGATCGTTGATGGGCGCTGCTTTGCGCCTGGGGAAGATTTCGGTTCCCATAAAACTTGGAAGGTTTTACGGGTCTGAAATTGCGCTGAAATTGCGACAGTGCCGTTTATTACGTTTATGCCGTTTCTTCCGCCGGGCTATACAGAATGTCAATATTTTTTTTGCCATTCTCTTACGGGGTATGGGAAAAAGGGCATAAAGGGCATAAACGGCACAGGTTGAAAATAGGCGGATAAATGTTCACCGACGCGAGGAACCCCGTAACGAGGAAATATGGCGGAAGAAGCCCCGACAGCCCCGAATCCTATCCATAAAAAGTGGCCGACGAATACTATCGTTGCTCGCGCACTTTCCGAGCTTATCCACTTACGCCCGGAACGCCCGAACCCATACCGCTACGCAGATCAAACAAGTGGCCGAAAATATAATTTAACAAGAGAAAAATATTGAGCATAATATCAAAAACAATTATAGGTAATACCACGCTGTATCTGGGCGATTGCCTGGAGGTGATGGATTCGCTCGGCGCGGTTGCTGCCGTGGTGACTGATCCGTCTTACGGCATTGGGTATGTTCATGGTGGTGCGGTCCGCGGGGAAAAAGCCGCAGTGGGCCAGACCAAGGCGGCGAACGCCCGTGGAATCGTGGCCATCCGAGGCGATGCAGCGCCTTTCGACCCCAGTCCTTTTTTGGGTTTCGAGCGAGTCCTGATGTGGGGGGCTGATCGCTACCGCGCCAGACTTCCCGAGACGGGCACTTTCATCGCTTGGGACAAGTCCGTCGGTAAAGGACCCGCCGATTCTTTTGTGGACGTGGAATTCGCCTGGTGCAATTGGATCGAAAAACGGAATTGTTTTCGAATGCTGTGGAAGGGGCTGGCCTGCGACAAGCGGGGGGAAAACAACGGGCTTCGGGAACATCCGGTGCAAAAACCAGTCCGCCTCATGGCGTGGTGCCTTGAGCGGATGGGCAGCGTCGTGATTCTCGACCCCTTCATGGGCTCCGGGACAACGGGGGTGGCTGCAGCACAATTGGGGCACGCTTTTATCGGTGTGGAAATCGAGGAGCGGTGGTTCAACATTGCCTGCCGTCGTATCAAGGAAGCGCAAAGACAAGAAAATCTGTTTTAAATTAGGAGATTACCATGTACGCGAGGTTCCTTTTCTGGATTGATGAAATGGGCGCGGGGATGTATCTTGGGGAAAGTGGGCCGGAAGGGTTGACGGCAGCCCGCCAGCCGACCAGGGCCGGAGGGGCTGTGCAAATCCGACCTTAGCGCTTTAGGAGGGGCGATGGACGAGGCGAGCAACGACAGGGCCGAAGGAAGCGGCTACCCTTTTGAGGCGACCGACAAGCAGCGTAAGGCAGTCGAAACGATGGTGGCCTACGGCGTTCCCCAGGCGGAGATTTGCCGCGCCCTGGAAATTGATCCCAAGACCCTGCGAAAGCATTTCCGGGATGAGCTGGATCAGGCGGTGCACCGGGCAAACGCCAAGATCGCGGAGAGGCTGTACAGGGCGGCCATGGACGGCAGTGTTGGGGCGATGATCTTTTGGTTGAAGGCCCGCGCGAAATGGAGGGAGCGCCACGAGGTCTCTGGCCCTGACGGGGCGCCTGTGCCCTTCGGCCCGATAACCATTGTGCACGTTCCCCCGGAAAGGAAATGAGAATCCCAACCCTTGCAGACGGCGACAATTGGATTCGCGTTGACGATAAGGCTGCTTTGGCAGGGCTGCTTCTTTCCGAAAAGCGCGTTGAGGTTTACGACCCGCCGAATAACCAAATACGGAATATCCCGGCCGTTTGCCTGAGGCGCCATCCCTTCGCGTTCAGCCTTGCAAGGAAGGTTCCGCCCACCTCGCCGAAGGAATGATGCAACCCTCCGCAGTTATCGAACTCCCCGCCTACGCCCAGCCGTTTTGGCGACCCCATCGCTACAAGGTGCTTTACGGCGGCCGTGGCGGGGCCCGCTCCTGGACGTTCGCCCGGATGGCCCTGCTTACCGCGGCCGAACGGACGGTGCGGATTCTATGCGCACGCGAAATCCAGAATTCGATTCGGGACAGCGTGCACCGGTTGCTGGGAGACCAGATCGAATTGATGGGCCTGCCCGGCTTCAAGGTTTACGAGCAGGAAATCCGGCACGTCGGGACCGGAAGCCTGCTCGTTTTCGAGGGCCTTCGCCACAACATCAACCGGATCAAATCCTACGAGGGTGTTGATATCGCATGGATCGAGGAAGCCGAAAAGGTAAGTGCCCGCTCCTGGGAAACTCTGATTCCTACGATCCGCAAGGCGGGGTCGGAGCTTTGGATTTGCTTCAATCCGGATCAGGACGATGATCCAACCTTCAAGCGATTTGTCGCCGACCCGCCGCCCGGGGCGCTTGTCCGGAAAGTAGGATGGCGGGACAATCCCTGGTTTCCCGTCGAATTGGAAAAGGAAAAGGATTATCTTTTCCGCGTTGACCCCGACGCCGCGGCGCATGTCTGGGAGGGCGAGACCCGGGCCAATACAGAAGCCCAAGTCATGCACGGGAAATGGCGGGTAGAGGCGTTCGAGCCGCAGGAGCATTGGAACGGCCCGTACCAGGGGGCGGATTGGGGCTTTTCAGTGAACCCTACGACCTTGGTGCGTTGCTGGATTGCCGACAATCGGCTTTGGGTCGAACACGAGGCCTACGGCGTAGGCGTGGATATCGGCGCCGCGACTTCCCGGCTGTTCAAACGGATACCCTTCGCCGAGCAATACGTTATCCGCGCCGATTCGGCCCGGCCTGAAACGATTAGCCTGATGAAACAAGAGCCGGAAGCATGGCGCATTGGCGCCGCGATGAAATGGCCTGGGTCGGTAGAAGACGGCATTTCCTTCCTCCGGCGATTTGAGGAAATCATTATCCATCCCCGCTGCCTCCATGCCATCGAGGAGGCCCGGCTTTACAGCTATCGGGCGGATAAATTGACGGGCGACGTGCTACCGGACATAGTGAAAAAGCACGATCACATTTGGGATGCTATCCGTTACGCGCTTGCCCCGGTAATCCGAAAGCGCACTTGGGGGCCTATTTAATGCCGAATGGAAATGGCGCCGATCGAATACGCACTTTTCGGTTGAAGCGCCTAATCGGTCAGGAATTAACCATCGGTGGTGCGGCCGTGCGGATCATCGGGACAAACGGCCCCCGCGTCGAATTGGAATTTCTTTTACCGCCGGGCGTGATGGTAGAGGCAGATAGGGACGCGGCGGCAATCAACCGGGTATTTTTCTTCGCACGCGATCTTGACCATTGGCTTAGGGCATTCCGCAGAAAGGATGCCCCTCCCAAGGAAGCCCCTCGCCAGGCCGAGCGATGAACCTTTGGCCCTTCCGCCGTAATCGTAAAGCAGCCCCGGCCTCCCCCGTTATCCATTCAGGCGGCGGCACTCAATTCTCGTTCCTCCGCAATCTGGATATCAACACCGGCGAAGGCGGCTATGATTACCGTCGACGCGTAGGAACCGGCACCGGGGCCTCTGTCGTGATGGCGCCGGTCCAATGGGTGCAACGATCTCTTCCAGAAGCCCCCTTGATCGTCGAGCGCGAGGTAGCCCCTGGCGAATGGGAACCGGACGAGGCACATCCCCTCCAAGCCTTGCTCGAACAGCCGAACCCTTTTTACACGGGCCTGCATTTATGGCAGGCGACGATTTTCAGCTACCTTACCGACGGAAATTCCTACTGGATTATCGTCCGGAATGGCATGGGCCGCCCGATGGCCCTTTGGTACGTTCCCCATTGGCTGATTCGCCCAATGGCCCCAGATGATGGAAGCGAATTCCTGACGGGATACGAGTACCGGGTGCGTGGGCGCCAGATCGAATTGCGGGCAGATCAGATCGTGCATTTCCGCCACGGGATAGACCCCGAAAATCCGAGGCTGGGAATTTCCCCCATTGACTCGGCGATTCGGGAAATCTGGGCGGACATGGAGGCCTCCGAATTCATTGCTTCCCTACTCCGAAACAGCGGCATCCCTGGCCTTGTGATTTCGCCCGACGATGACGGGGGCACGATCAGCCCTGTTGATCCAGAGGAAATCAAACGTTACGTCATGGAGCGCACTACCGGGAGTCGCCGCGGCGAGCCGGTAGTGATGAGTGGAAAAACAAAAATCGAGCGCCTCGCGTGGTCGCCCCGCGAAATGGATTTGTCCCCCGCGTCTGACAGATCGGAGGAAAGGCTTTGCGCGCTGCTGGGAATTCCTGCGGCAGTGGTCGGTTTTTCGGCCGGCCTGGAACAGACCAAGGTTGGCGCTACCATGAGCGAGCTACGCAAACTCGCATGGATGAACGGGATCATTCCCTTGCAGCGCAATTTTGCCGGGGAGGTTGATCGCGCATTGATCCCCGCGTTTGGCGATACCGGGAGGCGACGTACGCGATTCGATACAGCGCGAGTCACGGCATTGCAGGAGGACCGGAACAAATTGTTTCAAAGGATCGACCGTGGAATTCAAGGGGGATGGATATCCATTGCCGATGGAAAGCGGGAAGTCGGAATGGAGCCGGAGCCGGGCGATGAGGTATATCTGCGGCGGACCGCCGTGCTGGCTGTCCCTGTTGATGCCCCGCTTGTGCCAGCCCACGAGCCCGAGGTGGACGACGAGGCAACCCCTAGGCTTCCCCCGGCCAAAATCAAACAGGATGAGCCCACAGGGCTTGAACGGCGGCTATTGGAGCATCCCACGCGAGCGCGCGCGACGGAGGCCCAGCTTCGCTATATGGAAATCCAGGAGGCCGCCCTTCCAGGCTTGATCGCTGCGATGGAAGACGAGCTGTTGGAATTTTTCGGCGACTTGGCGGATCGCGCTCTTGCGGCGGCGGAGCCGATCTTGGAGGATATGTTCAAGGCTGCGGGCCCCGAGGTATCAATCGCAACCGACCGAATTTTGGAAGCGATGGCGATGCCGGGCATTATTTCGATTTTCAAGGAAGTCCACGAGCGTCAATATCTGCGCGTGGCCGAAGGCTCTACCGCCGAAGCGATGGGAGCAATCGGCCTTCAGACAAACATTCCCGATCCCGTAGCACGGGCGATCCAGGCCACCGGCGGGACGCGCGCGGGGCTGGTGGACCTGAAAGTGCAGACGCGGAAGGCCCTTTTCCGCGCAATCGAGGAAGGCCGCGCGCTGGGGGAGGGAGGGCAAGCCCTGGCTCGCCGTATCGAAGGGTTGGTCAAGGCAGGGCCTTGGTCTTCTGCCGAGGTTCGCGCCACCATGATCGCCAGAACCGAAACAAAGCACGCCCAGCGCATGAGCGCGCTGGTGATGGGCCGCGGGCAGGGAGTTGAACAATTCCGGGTATTCGACGCCCGCCTGGGGCTTACCGATGCGACGTGCGAAAGCCTGGACGGGATCATTGTTTCCGCGGCCGACGCCGAGCACCTTGCCGGCGATGAGCACCCTTTGGGGACGCGCGATTTTGTCCCGCATTTTGGGTAAGCGCGGAGCGGCCATGGGAACGGGCTAGAAGCCCTTTCGCATGATTGGCTAATCATATATTTGCAAATCAATTTCCGGAATTTCCTATGAGACCTCCTCTCCGGCTACAAAACGCATTTTACGACTACCCAAAAAAGGATGTCCCACCGGAGCAAAATCCAATGACTGAAAGAGAAAATTTCAGTAGCAATCCTGTCGCGGAGGCCATCAAAGCTGCCTCTGCGCTGGTAAAGCACGCCCCACCCCCCGAAGACGTGATGGGGCAACGGGACGCTCTCCTGACGGCAGGCCGGGCGGTTCTGCAAGCCTATTTGAATTTTGGCGGGGACTACAAGGAAGTGGGTGAAAGGGCGCATGGCAGGGCAATGGCCGCGCTGCGGGATGCGATTTTGAAGACGGAGAAAAATGGATAAACGAGATTCCGGCACAACGCGCTTTTTGACGGCGAGCATGGCGGACTTTTTCAAATCCGGATCGCCCGCGCTCACCGAAGAGGCCCGCCGCGTCCGTCGGCAAATTCAGAAATTGGAAGCCAACCGCGGAAAGACGAGCAAAAACATCAACCGCAGCATTCGCGGAAAAAACCGCAGCCCGTGTCTGTTCCGGGTGTTTTTCTTTCCACCGCTGCGAACTGATTTTGTGAAGGCCCCGCGCATGAGCTTTTTGGCAATTTAAGCAGCGAATACAATTTGGATTCCTGGGTATCGGCAACGCTCCGGCGCATTCAATACAGCGCCCGATTTTAAAAATCATTCCGCGCATGAGGTTCTCATGGAAATAAAAACAAACATTGGCGCCCGCGTAAAACAACTCGATGAGGCTGGGAGTGGCATCGCCATTATAGCAACTTTGGGGGTCATTGACAGCGACGGCGACGTTACACTGCCCGGGGCCTTCGGGGCGCAGGCTGCGAAAATGGTGCCCGCCCACGATTGGCAGCACGTCCCGCTGGGGAAGGCCGATATCCGCGAGGAGGGAAACGAAGTGCTTGCCGCATTTCGGTTGAACCTTGAAATCGAATCGGCCCGCGATTGGCATTCGGCTTTGAAAAACGATCTGGCCAACGGCCCTCCTTTGCAGGAATGGAGCTACGGGTTCAGCATCGTGGATGCCTCCTTCGGGGAGCATGAGGGACAGGAGGTCAGGTTTCTAAAAAAGGTGGACGTACATGAAATCAGCCCGGTCATGCTCGGGGCCGGGGTGGGCACGCGCACCGTCGCCGTCAAAGAGAATATCGGGGCCAGGCTCGTGGATCAGCTTGCCGCCGCCCTGCGGGAGGCAAAAGCCGTGATCGAACGATGCGGCGAAATCAGGGAATTACGGAAAGGGGAGGGGCGCGATCTTTCGCCCGAGCGATTGGCCGATCTGGAATCATTGCAGGAAGCCTTTAAGGAATTGGCCGCTGCGAAAGAAGCCTTGGACGGGGTGCTCACCCGCGGCGGCGAGGCCGTGCAGGCCGAGGAATTATTGGCCGAATTCTCTTGGGTCTCGCACGTCGTTGGCGCCCGCTTGCGCTAAATCGGCGAGCATCAAGCGAACGGCTACGGCCACCGGGCCGGGGACGGGGTGCTCCCCCGCCTCCCAGCGCCGGATAGTTCGCCCGTCGGATACTTGAAGGGCCAGGGCGAGGCCCCGCGCGGAAAGCCCGAGGTCGCGCCGGGCTGCTTTCAATTCAACGGCAGTCATTCTGATACCCTTTTAGCGCGCGGCGCGTTCGGCGAGGTCGCGGATGGCAGCAGATTCTGTTTCCCAATAATGCCCCGTGAAACAAATACCATCCGGGGCAACTTCTCATGTAGCAAAAGGCGTAAGAGCGTTGCCCGAAATTTGTGCCTTGCCCCAATCGTGCCTCCGAGTCGCGTCAACTATTTCCTGCGAACCGCATGGGGAAACAGCACCGCAGAATTGGCCAATCTTCTCACACAGGCACCTTATGAAATCACGTGTGGGTTTGTGTTCGATTGCAGATAATGATTCTTCATAAGTCATAATACAACTCAGTTTGAAATTAACCACGTTTCCCAAAGGCAAATTCCCATGGGGTACTATACATCTTTGTGATTACAGAATTACAAAAGTGCGGACAACATAAAAGCAACAACTGCTACGAGTGCCGTTATTGCAAGGGCAATTGCAGCTTTCCATTGATTATTCAATTTCATTTTATTTTCTCAGGCTGTTGGTTGGCCGCCATCATCGCGGCTACGATGTCTTTGAAAGGCCCCGCAATGTCCGTTTTAGGCCACCGCTTATGCGGGTTGCCGGCGTAACGGAAGGCAATAAAATGCGCGCCGTTGCGACAAATGTAAAGTTTCTGTTTCCGTGACTTGCTCTTCATCTTCCACTCCTAGTGAGTCGTGCTCCCGATTCCGCCGGCGCGAGATCAAAAATTCTTTTTCCGTTCGGGTTTCCGGTTCCGCCGAGTTAGCTATTTAACGGAGAGTGGTTCATCGGCCATTCTGCCACTCGCGCAATCCCGCAAATTTCCGCACAAACGGAAATGGGTTCGCCGTCTCCAATCCCGCCGGCGGCCCTCTTGTTCAAATCCGTCAATTCAACCGCTCGTTTCCTGGCAGCCCGCAACCGTTCTACTAGGTCGGGATGGGCGATGCGAAAAAGCTTCTGAGAAATTAGCCCCTTGCTTCCGGCAAGGCGACTCCGCAGCATCGTTGTGATTTGTCTTCGATTCATTTTTCTCCCTTCAGGGTTTGACTGAACTAGGCAACCATCGTCCGTGAATCGTCGGCCAAACAGATCGTCAATCTGATTCCTTTATCGCGGGCCTTGGCGGCCCAGAGCCACACCGGCGCGGTTAGCGTCGTGCCGTCCATTTCGATTTGCGATTTCGGGAACCACAGTTGCGCCGGGCGGCGGTTGGAATCGTATTCAACGGAAACGAGAATTGCTTTTTCGGTTTCGCGGATCATCGTCACATCCTGGGTTCCGTTTTCTTTGGGGGAGATTTTCGCGTTCATCATTTTCCTTTCGGAGGGGTTCTTGATTTCTTGATTCCATCATAGGACGGCCTGCCCTATATGTCAAGCATAAATGCGCGGGATAGGAAAATATAATACCTGTTAGAACAGGGGGTTAGGAATTATTTTCATCCTGCCTCTTGCCTTTCCAAAAAACCACGTTCATATTTTTCCCAAGATCGGGCGCAGGCGCCTGGTCGAGTACCCGCCACAAGGCGCTGCGTCCGGAAGGCGGATAGGGATTTCTCGAAATGAAAACCCGGTCCCCGGAGGTACGCGCCATGCCCGATCCCATCAAAAATCAGCAGCTTATCGAGCTGGAGGCAAAGCTCAAAGTCGTCCAGGACCGCGCGGCGCGGGCTTTCGAGGAAGCCAAGATCGAACGCGACGGCCAGGCCGTGCATGATTTCACCCGCGTCAAAGTTTACGGGGAGGGTCTTTCGACCGTTGCCGTCGCCGAAAAGGTTCGGGAGGACAACGCCGAAATGGACGAGCTTTCAAAGCAAATGGAAACCCTGCGCGCCGCGCAATATGCATTCAAACGCCTGAGCGCGCCGGCCGATGAAATTGTCCACCCCCCCAACGGTCCGGGCAAAAGTTATCGCGAACCGGCCGAGCGCAAAACCCTTGGGCAGCGGATCGTCGCCACCGAACAATTCAAGGCCTGGGGCGCTCAAAAAGGACAGAAGACCGGCGAGATTTTCATCCCCGACTACGGCCTGGCCGAATTGAAAACGCTTTTCGAGACGACCGCCGGCTGGTCTCCCGAGAGTGTTCGCAGCGGACGCCTCGTGGAGGCGGTCACTCGCCCGGCTCAAATCCTGGATATCATCCCTCCGGGGACGGTCAGTCAAGCGGCCTACGTTTACATGGAGGAAACGACCCGAACCCAGGCGGCCGCGGAAAAGGCCGAAGGGGCGACCTACGCGGAATCCGCGTTTGTCTTGACCGAGCGTTCCGAGACGGTGCGCAAGATCACCGATTCGGTTCCCGTGACGGATGAGCAGTTGGAAGATGTTTCGGCCGCGCAGTCGTATCTCGACATGAGAATCCGTTTCGGGCTTCGTCAGCGCCTGGACAATCAGATTATCCAAGGAGATGGCATCGCTCCGAATCTGACCGGGATTTTGAACAAGTCCGGCATTCAAACCCAGGCCAAAGGCGCTGATCCCGTGCCTGACGCCTTTTTCAAAGCCATGACGCTGGTTCGAGTCACCGGGCGCGCCATCCCCACCGCGGTGTTGATCCATCCGAACGATTGGCAGGGTATCCGGCTTCTCCGCACGGCCGATGGAATCTATATCTGGGGAAATCCCAGCGAGGCCGGCCCTGAGCGCCTTTGGGGACTTCCGGTTGTCGTGTCCGATGTGCTGACGGAAAACACCGGGCTCGTCGGGGGCTTCGCCGACTGGTGCCAACTGCTCGAAAGGCGCGGCATCCTGGTCGAGGTCGGATTCACCGGCACGCAATTTGTGGAAGGCAAGCAAACGATACGGGCTTCCTTGCGCGTCGCGTTTGCGATCTACCGCGCTGCGGCGTTCTGTACGGTTACGGGGATTTGATTTGCACTCTGACTGGTTTTTAATTATCCGCGGAACACCAAGTTCTACATTCACAAATGCGGACGAGGGCAACCTAGGAGAGAGTCATGGGGATCATTGAAGGCGGTGTCGTTATCCTCGACGGCGTTCCGCGGCACATCAACCCGTTTGGAAATGTTCGCCGCGTCCAGAGTCCGGTGACGATACAATCGGTCGTCGATGTTGCCGCAGCCGGGGACGTGATCTATATCGAGCCCGGCACTTACGCCGAAAACGTGATAATCACTACAGCCGACCTTACCCTCGTTGGTATCGGCCCCAGAGGACAGGTCAAAATCAGTCCCGCCTCCGGCGGCGGATTGAAAATTGACGCCTTGGCACTTCGTACGGTGTTGATAAATCTTGCAGTTGCTGGCGCAGCCGCCGCAAACTTCGCTTTGAACGTCAACGGTACGAGCTTCTGCCGCTTTTATGGCTGCAAATTTACAGGCCCAACTGGCGTTGTGGTCCTCCTTGACGGCACGGCTGGAGATCGAAGCCTGGACCTGAACTTCGAGGATTGCGAGTTTGCTGATGGCGGGGCCGGCGTGGAATTCGACAATTCCGCCGCTGGCTTCCCCACCGAAATGCGATTTCGGAACTGCCTTTTCCAAGGTCTCACTGCGGCCTGTATGCGAATCAACGCTGCCGGCGGGGGCGTTCTTGAGTTGTGGGTTAAGGATTGCGAATTTGCGAGAAAGGCAGACGGGACTGAACCCACCGATTACATTCTGGTTAATCGGGCGGGGGATACCGGTTTGTTTTCCGGGAACCGTATCGCAACTCCAATCAACAGCACGCTCCTCATGACGATTGCCGCCGGAATCATTTGGGCGGCGAACGCCACCGAAGCCGGATGGTCAACCGCCCGGCCGGTATAACATTTAAGGGCGGGCTCCGATGTCGTTTCGGCAGAAGACATTGCGAGAAACCGGCGAATCGGAACGGGAGGATAATATGACGGTGATCCTGAAACAGCGTACTTATCGTGACGCGAACGGACGCGCCTGCGCCGAAGGGCTGGCGGCCCGCTTCCTGGTTGGCGCGGAAGGGGCGCGGATCACGGACGAAACGGCTATCAGCCTTGGGCTGGTGGATGGATTCCTTGCCGATTCGCCAGAAGGAAAAGAGCGCAAGGACCGTCAGGACAAAAATTACAAAGGGCCGCAGGAGGACAAGACCGGGCGGCGCACCCCCAACCAGGGAAGGCCCGTGGGCGTCCCAGCGCCCAAGAAAGAGGATCGCGGATCGCGCCTAAAAGGAATCTTGCTGGGGATGGTTTCCGAAGCCAAGGCCGGCGGGAAAAAGGTGCTCGGAAAATTATTTACGCACGATGGCAAACCCGACATTCGCGTGATTTCAAGCCGAATGGAAGAACAGATTTCCGGCGTCGAACGCGACCAGGCTTGGGCCGAATTGGAATCCGGCGTTCTGCCCGGCGCCGGAGGAGATGGGGAAGGGGACGACCCCAAAGCGCCCCCTTCCCCCGACGATCCCGAAAAGCAACGCGAGGAATAAAATGCCATGGCTGACGTAGCCGAAGCCGTCAAAAAGATCGTCCCGGCCGGCCTGACGGGGACCTACACCGGAAGCCTCTCCGTCTCGAACGTTTACCAATTCCTGAACGATGCCCGGATTTTCATCCACGTCAAAAACGGTGGAGTTTCTCCCGACACAGTGACCATCGTTTCTCAAAAAACCGTCGGGGGCCTGGCCGTAGCGGATCAGACGGTTGCCATCGCCGCCGGCGCCGAGGCTATGATCGGGCCTTTCAATCCCGATATTTACAACGACGCCAATGGGAAGGTGAATTTCAGCCATTCGTTCATCACCACCGTTACCCAGGCAGCTTTTCATTTGGGCTGACCATGGCGATCCTTACGGTCTCGGAGTTGCGGGAGCACATTGAAACCGATCTGGCCGACACAGCATTGCAGCGATTGGCCGATGCTGCGGAAGAAACCATTGATCGAGAGGATGGCGGGACGGCGGCTGTAACGGAAAACTTCAACGAATGGGGTTTTCCGAGGGGCCGGAATCGTGTGATTTACTCTTCCCGGTCGATCAGCAGCATCACGTCTATCAAGGAGCGCGACGATCCCGACGATGCCGGAATCACGGTAGCCGCAGACGATTACCGCCAGGAAGGGAACCGCGCGCTTGTGCGGTTACGGGACGGAACCAACCCGCGGCTTTTTTGGGCGCACCATATTGAGGTGATTCTGGTTCCGGTCGTTGATGGTTCGATCCGGAAAGAAGTGCAAGTCAATCTCGTAAAATTTGCCCTGAATTATACCGGGGCGATGCGCGAAAAACACGGCGATTTTGAATTCTGGCACCGCGACACCGGCAAGGAAATGTCCGCTGTCCTGGCGCCGTTACGGAACGCCCGTAATCAGATGCCATTGCGATGACCGTTGGAAGTCTCGCGCGCCTTGAAATGACGATGCGCGCTTTTGTCGAACGAAACGGAACGGTGACCTCGGATGCCTACGGCCATCCCGAAGCGCCGGTTTTCGCAACTCTCGCGACGGTCCCTTGCCGGGTTTGGTCACGCACCAGGAGGGAAGTAAACGATACAAAAAAATTCGCACTTATTGAGGAAATCCGCTGCGCCATGCCCCTGGACGCGGACGTAACCGAGGATGACCGAATCGCCAATATTCAGGATCGACTCGGGGCTACCATTTGGGGCGGACCTTTGCGAATTGATGCGATCCAACAAAAACATACGCACGTTGAAATGGACCTTCGGAGAATAGAATCGTGACTTTGATCTGGCGCGGCGCGGAAGTCATGGGAAAGATGGCCCGCGCCCAAATTTTCGGGATCAACAAAACGATGGCCGAGGCCGTCGAGCACGCCAAGCGAAATCACACTTGGCGGAATCGCACCGGGACGCTTGAAGGTTCGATTTCCATCGCCGAATTTGCTCATCCCGTAGGGACCGCCGTCCGTGGGCTTTGGGGATCAAAGGACGCGGTGTATGCCTTGATCCATGAGCTGGGGGGAAAGATCGTGCCCGTGGGAGCGAAACGCCTTGTTTTCCAGATCGGGGGGGCCTGGCGAACCGCGGCGTCCGTTACCATCCCCGCCAGGCCGTATTTGAGGCCGGCGGCCGACGCCACCTACCCGCGACTTGCGGCCAACATCCGGCAGGGGTTCGCATCCCTATGAGTCAGATCACGGACGCCCGCGAGGCGATAATTACGATCCTGAAAGCCGACGTCGGCGTTTCCGCGCTGGTAGGAACTCGGGTATTCGGCGATGAATTGCCCCGCGTCGAAACGGACTCAATGCCGCGCAAAGCGGTGGTTGTGGCCTCCGCCGGAGGGACGCCCCCGAGTTATACGACGAGCACGCTCTTGCTTGAAGGACAGCGGTTTGACGTTTTCTGCTACGGCGAAACGCTCTATCAAGCCGAACAGGTTCGGCAGGCCGTTTATGGATCGCTTCGCGCGGTCGAGCGCACGGTAGCGGCGAGCGTTCTAGTGCATTGGGCGCGGCCGGCAGGCGGCGCGATGGCCGGGCGCGACCCCAGAACCGAGTGGCCCGTAAAATGGAACTCGTGGCAAATCCTGACCGACGAACGAACGGTAGCATAGCCGAAGGAGCAAAATCATGGCCCAAGCGCCCTTTGAAATCATCGCGGCCCCTTTCGAGGTCTATATCGCGCCGGTCGGGGAGGCCATGCCCGCCGTTACCCTGGAACCGCCGGCGGGGAATTGGGTTCTGCTCGGAACCCTCGGGGACGCCGAATACGGCGAGGACGGGGTGACCATTCAGCATTCCGAAACCATTGAGGATTTCCGAAGCCTCGGAAGCACCGGCCCGGTCAAGTCCTTTCGCACTGAGGAAGATCTTCTTATTTCCTTCATGCTCCACGATCTGACGTTGGAGGAATACGCGCGGGCGCTGAATTTCAACACGGTGCAGACGGACGCCGACGACAAGCTGATAGATTTGTACCGAGGCCAGCAAGTCCTTTATCGGGCACTCCTGGTTCGCGGGAACGACACTGGACCCTACGGGGCGAGCTACAATATCCAGTACGAGGTTCCGCGCGTGCGCCCCGATTCAGCCCCCGAGGTCGTGTTTCAAAAGGGAACCCCGGCGGGGCTGGCCCTCCAATTTCGGGCCATGATCGACCTGAATGCAGCCGCCGATGCGGATCGTTTCGGGATACTCCGGACGCAATTCCAAAACTAGGAGCCGTGGAAACACCGGCCCTACAATCCCGCGCGCGCCTTTTGGACGAGGACGCGCGTCACCACAAGCGCGCCATCCGCCAGCACCGGGATGCCCTGCGCGCCTGCCTCCAAGAGCTTGCGAAGCTCCGCGAAAAGTGTGCGGAGCATGGCATAGCGTTAATCATCCAAGGCGAAGGGAATCCCCATGGCCCTGATGGACCTCAAAACCGATGGAAGCGCCGAAACCGTCAAAATTGACGACGAGGAATACACACTCCAAGATTTCGACGATTTCACCCCGCTGGATCAGCATGCCCTCGCCCGCCAGGGGCGCCGCATCACCTCGCTGTTCGACAAAGAAATCCTAAAAGAACCGGAAACCCAGGAACTGGAAGCCTTGGCGAATTCGATTTTCAATCGGATCGCCGGGACTATCCCTGATTTGGTTCGCCAAAAGCTCAAACCAGGGGCGAAGCAACGGATCGTCAACGCCTATTTTTTAGCGTACAGGGGGGCGACCGTTCCAGGCGAGGAAACCAAAGCGAAATAGCGAAGTGGGCCGCGGCTGCCCTGCCCGACCTCCAACGCTTTTACGGGGGATCGCCAACCGCGTGGCTGCGAACCCCGGCATGGTTGCTTGATATTTACTCGGACGCGGTGTCCCGAATCGAAGCGCGCGAGTCCCTTCGCAGGGCAAACGCCGTCGCGCTTGGATCAGGAACAATGAAAAAGAGTGCCGCCCGCCAGCTCGCAAATCAGTGGCAGCGGGAAGCGGGTCGCGGCCGAAAAGCCGTTCGGGGTCTTGCAATCAGGGAGGTCGCCGCCATGCATGGAATCAAGGTGATTGATGGCTGAAACGCTAGGAACCGCAATCCTTGAACTTCGCACGGACGGAACTGCGCTTAGGGCGGGGATCGCCGGCGCGCGGGCGTCTGCCAAGCGGTTGGGGCAGGACTTCCGGCGGATTGGGAGGGGCCTAAGCCTTGGCCTGACGCTTCCCATCGTGGGGATTGGGGTTGCCGTCCTCAAAACCGCCGGACAATTTGAAAAGGGGATGAATCAAGTCCAGGCTCTTACTGGGGCGACGGAAAAACAATTCTCGGCCCTCGAAGAACAAGCCAAAGAGCTGGGGGCCACCACCCAATTTTCGGCAGGCCAGGCCGCCGATGCGATGGGTTTCCTCGCTCAATCGGGCATGGACGCCAATGAAATTATCGGATCAATGCCCGCGACCTTGAACCTGGCCGCAGCCGCTCAAACGGGGTTGGCGGAAACGGCCGATATGGTCACCAACATAATGAAGGGCTACGGCCGGGAGGTCGAGCAGACGATTGAAACCACCGACATATTGACCGGGACGTTTACCAGATCGAATACCAATTTGACGCAGCTTTCCGAGGCGATGAAACTCGCCGGTCCCGTGGCCGCCGGGTTCGGCCTCCAATTTGAAGAAACCGCCGCGCTACTTGGGCTGATGGGAAATGCCGGGTTCCAGGCCAGCCTTGCAGGGACGGCCCTTCGGGGAGCCCTGATTCGGCTTGCGAATCCCGCCGCCGAAAATGCGCGTCTGATTGAAGACTTGGGCCTGAAAATTTTCGATGCCAAGGGGAATATGGTGCCCTTCATTTCAATCGTTGAGCAACTGGAATCCGCCGGAATTACCACAGCGGAAACCATGAAACTTTTCGGGCAAAGGGCAGGCCCGGCTATGGCGGCGCTTTTATCGCAAGGCAGTCAAGCCCTAAAAGATTTCACTACCGATTTGGAAAATTCCGCAGGCACGACGGAGCGCATTGCAAAGGTGCAGATGGAGGGCTTGATTGGTCAACTCCGCGCGCTGCGATCCGCCGTTGAAGCCGTGGCAATCGAAATTGCCCAGGCCGGGCTTCTCAAATGGGCGACCGATCTTGCCCAGTCCATGGCGCGCTTTTTCCGCGAGTTGGCGAAAGTCAATCCTGAAATTCTGAAATGGGCCAGCGGGATTGCCCTCGTTGTCGCGGCCGCCGGGCCCGCGGTCATTGTCCTGGGATTTTTACTCACGGCGGTTGGCGCCCTATTGACCCCTATCGGGGCGGTGGCGGCGGCCCTTATTGGGGCCGGCGGGGCGGTGGCGGCGTTTTTTATTTTTCAGGAAAGGATTACGGCCATTTGGAACGAACTGTTTTCCTTGGCAGGAATAATGGCGCTCGTCATTGATACATTTTTTATGCGAGTTCGCCTTAAATTCCTTGAAATGATTTTTGCGTTGATCGAATCTTCCAGATTACTGGCGAAGCTGTTTGGCAATGCTGCGCTGATGCAATCGTTTATAGAAATTGAATTTGCCATCGCGCGTAATATTGAGAAAATAAACGAGTTTTCTGAGGCGATTGACGCTAGTCGCCTTACCCACACCGTCAGTATCTGGGCGCACGATGCCCAGGAATTTGTCGATATTTCGGAAACCATGAAAAATGAAGTTGTACAAGATTTCGACGACATGACGACAGCCTATATGCATGGCCTCGCAATGATGGCAAGAGGATCACGAGCAAACGCCATACTAATAGCGGAACAGACTGCGGAGGCAAACGCAGCGGCGGCAATGGCCGAAGAGAAAAATGCTAGGCTAATAACGGAGAGGCTTGCGCAACAAATAACGCTTTGGGAAAACTTGGCGGTCGAAGGAACGGCGGATCAATTTGCACGGCAAAGGGTCTTAGAAAGCCAAGCATTTGCACAGAGGATGGCAACGGCCCAGGGAAACAATTTGCTGGAAGAAGCATTGTTTCGGCAGCATGAAGCCAATATGACGGCGATTGCAGCCAAGGAGGCGCAAGCCCGTTTCGCTGCTGAAACTCTACTGATCCAGCAACGCACCCGAGCGGCAATCACGTTTTTCGGAGGCTTCGCCGCTCTCGCTCAAAGTTTTGGAGGTCGCTATTTCAACTGGTTCAAAAGTCTGGCGAAGGCGGAGGCAATAGCAAACGCCGTCGGCGCTGCGTCACTGGCGATGCGGACCATCCCTTGGCCTTTTAGCGTAGCCGTTGCGGCCGGGGTTTACGCCCAAGGCATTGCCCGCTTTCGGCAAATTTCTGCCCTGCAGCCGCCCACCTACCACCTGGGGGGATTGGTCACCCGGGAAAGGCTTTTGCCTGTACCAGGGCGAAGCGGCGGCGAGGGCCTGGCGTTGCTTCAGGAGGGTGAAAGGGTGCTTCCACGGGGCCGGGAGGCCCGGAATATCACGATTGCCCTCGGGGGCGACGATGATACCGTTTTCACCCGTCGCCAAGTACGCAGCCTCCTGGAAGCGATAAAAGAGGAAATGGCCGACGATGCTTCTACCTTTGCCGTGAGGTCGATCTGATGCCCGTCGTGCTTCAATCCAAGAGCCTTTTTGTCCCCAACGCTCCGGATACGTTTGCCCCGCGGCTCGGGGCGCATACTTTGCTCCGAGATGCTGCTGCTGGCGTATCGGCGAGCGCGGACACCACCGGGGGCGAAAAGGAAAACGCCTACGCGGAGGGTCTTACCTTTGATTTCTGGCGGCCGGGCACGGCCGGAACCCATTGGCTGCGCGCTACCTTTGGCGCCGGGCGCTGGTCGAACTACCTGGGGATCGCCGCGCATGATCTACCCCAGCGAGGCGCCGTGGTCAAAATGCAGCACAGCACCGACAGCGGGACCACCTGGACAGATTCTTCCGACGATTTCAGACCCGCGACTTCGAGCCCGATCCTGATTCTTTACACCGACGTTTTTGCCCCGTCCCACCGTCTTTTGATCGTCTCCGACGAGGCCGTTTCAATCGGGGCCGTTCACTTCGGCGAGGTCTTGAAGCTGGACGCCCCGCTGACGGCCCCCTGGAAACCCCCTCATTTGTCGCGGGCCAACCGGTACTTGAACGAGGTCTCCGAGGGCGGCGCCTTCCTCGGGCGAAGCGTGATCGCCGAAGGGGCGGAGCTGGAGCTTGAAATCCCCGGCGTCGGGATGGCGTGGGTGCGGGATAAGTGGGAGGATACGGTGCGACTGATCGAAACCCGCCCTTTCTTTTTTGCCGCGCGGGATTCTGACGCCCTCGGGGGCGTGGCCGAGGCCGAAGTTTTTTACGGATGGGCGGAGGATCAGCCAATCGTTCGATACGAGCAAAACGTTTTCGGGACGCTGAGCCTTCGCGCCCGCGGCATCGTTACCTAAAGGGGCCCCATGGCGAAAGAGATAATCCAATCGACGGTCTTGACCGGCGGAACTCCGCTGGCGCTGGGAGCCAATGCCCAGGTTATGATCCGCGACGCGGATTCGGCGGCCCTGGTTTCCCTCTGGACGGATCGCGCGGGAACGATTGTTGAAACCAACCCTTTTAATGCGGATACAAACGGCCAGTTCAAGGTCTATGCGGACCCTAATCGTTTGCAAATCACTGTCGTTGCTGGCGGGGAAACTCGGATTTGGGAGGACTTCCAGCTTTTTGCCCGCAATGATTTTTGGAATAAAGTAATCAACCCCGAAATGAATATTCAACAAGAGGGAATGATCTTCACCGGCGTTGGGGCGCTGACTGACAAATACACGGTAGAACAATGGCTGATCCACACGGCTGGATCGCCTGCGGCCCGGGTTACCGTGAGTCAGTTAGGCAGTGTTTTCTCCGGTTTTGCTTTTAGCATAAAAATTGACTGCACAACAGCGATGGGGGCTCCGTCTGCCGGACAATTATTTACCTGGGAAACGAGATTGGAGGCACAAGACCAGCAGGATTTGGAATACGGAGCGGCCACCGCAAACTCAATGATCCTCATATTTCGGGTCAAGTCGCCCAAGACAGGGATTCACTGTGTCGCGCTTTATCAACCGGATGGCAACCGATCTTTTATCCGCGAATTTACGGTAAATGTCGCTAACACAATAGAGGAAAAGATCGTTTCATTTCCTGGTGATATCGCCGGAACGATCAACAATAATAACGGGGAGGGGCTACGGTTGGTTTGGCCGTTAGTTGTTGGTTCCGATTTCCAGGTCATCGGTGACCAATGGACGGCGGGTCAAAATTTTGCAACTGTGAACCAACAGAATTTATTGGACAACACGGCAAACAATTTTGAGATTACAGGAATTGACCTTTACATTGGTCTAAAGACCAGGGTCTTTCCCCATCGGCCTTTCGCCGCAGAATTGGCCCTTTGCCAGCGGTTCATGGAAAAAAGTTATAACTACGGCGTCAATCCAGGGACGAACCATATATCAGGATTATACCAGTCTTCCGGGACAGCAAGCTCCACAAATCAAATTCCTGGGGTACGATTCAAAACTTCCAAACTACATATGCCAACCATCGTTATTTATCCCAAAGATGGGAGCCCCACAGGAACAGTTAGCGATACGATTTTTGTCGATGCCATTGCTGGCAATGTAGCGAACAGTGTGGGAACGGAAGGCTTTCGGGCAATTGTATCTCCGGGTTATTCAAGCAACCAATGGAATTTTCATTTCACTGCTATTGCGAGGCTTTAGGGATGAGCTATAAATTGCTATCCGACGGAAATATTCTACGATTTTCGGATTTTGCGACCATTCCGAACGATCCTGAAAATGCGGATTATCGCGAATACTTAGCAATGGTCGAAACCGGATACGTTCCCGAGCCGGAGTTTACGTTGTCAGAATTGCAGGCGGAGCGTTCCGCAACGGTCGAGCGTACAGCCCGCGAGGCCGTAGAGGAAAAGGAACGAGAAGCGCGGTGGCTTGTTTCGCCCGAAAAGGCCGCTGCCGCTTCAGCCGCTACCAAGATAAATGCAGCCAAGACCGAAGCTGAAATCGAAACCGCCTTTGCGGAGGCCATGAAGTGACCTGGGAAATCGAACGATTGAAGGCGGGACGGCGACGCTTCCGCGTGGTGGAGCTTGACCTGGATTTCTGCCAGCTCACGTACAGCGAGGCCCCCTGTACCGCCGTGCTGGGAACCTCGGGCGATCATAAATGTTTCAACACCCGCGTGACTTGCCAGGACCCGGATAATTACGATCCCGCTGCGAAGACCTACCGCTTCTGTGATCCCATTTCAGACGTGCCCCGGTTGTTCGATGCGATCCCTTCCCTCCGCAAAGTGGACACGGCCCCGACCGTCATTGATCCCGGCAACTCCCTTGGCAAGCGGGCATCGGTAACGGCAGAATTCCAGGATCATCCCCACCACGACCGGGGGGTAGATAATTACTTCTCCGGGCGAATATCCGGAGCCGCCGCTGCCGACGGAAGCACTTACCAGCCATTTGAGCAGGGCACCTATTTCGGCAAGATGCGCGCCCGGAACCCGTACTACGCCGGACGGCTGATGCACGTCCTTACCGGCTACCTGCCTTGGGATTACAGCGTGTCCCCCGAGCAGCAACCGTCCTTCACACAGGCGGCAGTCCTGACGAACCTACGTCGCCAGACCTTTGTGATGGAAAAATGGGAAGGCCCCAATGACAAGGGGTCCTTCAAAATCGAGGCGAAGGACATTCTGAAATTGGCGTCGGACGAGCGCGCGGAATGCCCCGTGCAAAATACCGGGCGTCTGAGCGGGGCGATCACCGACGCCGGGGGATCGGCAACCTTAGTTCCGGCGGGCATCGGAAATTCCGAATATGCCGCCAGCGGGACGATTCGGATTGACCAGGAATTGATGACCTTTACCCGCGCCGCTGATGTTTTGACTTTGACCGCGCGGGCAACGGACGGAACCACGGCAGCAGCCCACGCCGCAGACGCCCAGGTTCAGGAGTGCAAGCGGTTCGCCGCCGTCAGAATCGACGCTATCCTTCAGGACTTGCTGGAAAATTTCGCTGGGATCAGCGCGAGTTTTATTCCGATTGCGAATTGGCAGGCCGAGGCGGCGGACTGGCTTTCAGGGCATATCTTCAACGCGGTAATCGTCGAACCGACCGGCGTTGCGACGCTGGTCAATGAGCTTTGCCAGCAAGCCGTTGTCTATTTGTGGTGGGATGAAATCGACCAGCAAATAAAATTTCGCGCGGTCAGACCCCAAAAATCTGCCGAGACGATCACCGGCGACAACGCAATTCTCGAAAAAGCGTTTAGCCGTAAAGATCGCCCGGCTAATCGGCTTTCGCAGGTGATCGTTTATTTTGGTCGGGCTTCCCCAATTGACCGGCTGGACGATCCGACCAGCTATCGCCAATCGTTCGCGGCCACGGACGCCGCAGCCGAAAGCTCGAACGAATATGGGGAAAGCCGCATCCGGCGGATATTCTCCCGTTGGTTCGATTCCAACGACCGTGCCCTGGCGCTTATCCTGGCACACCGAATCATCGCCAAATACCGGGATGATCCGATTGAATACCAACTGCGCCTCGGGGCGAAAAATGCAGACCTATGGACGGGCGACGTTTTTACGATTCAGCATCGCCTTTCGCAGGGATTCCGGGGCGAGGAATTGCTCCAGCGCGTGCAGGTGCTGGAAGTCCGGGAGGACGAGGACGGCGAATTCCGGTACAAACTGATCAATGATCTTTTCGGAAATCGCTACGGATTCATCGGCCCCGACACTCTTGGAGAATACGGAGCCGCGACGGTCGAGGAGAAAAACACATACGGTTGGATAGCACTCAATACGGGGCTTTTCGGCGATGGAACCGACGCTTATCGCATTAGCTGACTTGACGGAGCCAATACCGGAAACGGTTTTGGTTCCCTGCCCCAAGACAGGATTCAGCAACCGGCGCGTGGCGCGATGCTGCCCGGGCTGTGAGCATTTTCAGGGACTGGTTGCTGTGCAAGACCCGCCGTCATGGCCCTTGGGCTTCCGTGTATTCTGCGCCCATCCGATCACCCGGCGCGTTTCGATCATTGACGAGGAATAAATGCAGGTCCTTCCCACGTCTCGGCTAGAAGCAAAAGCCATCGGCTCCTCACGTTATTTTACGGGCCGTCCATGCAAGCGTGACCACATCGCTTTCCGATGGACGGCCGGGGCGCGTTGTGCCGAATGCAATCAAGAATGGCTTGCAGCCAATAACGGATTGAGGCTGGAAATTCAGAAGCGATATTATCGCAGTCACCGCGAGGAGAAAATGGAGGCCCAGCGAAAATGGCGGCGTGAAAATCCGGGAAAATTTCAGGCTCAATGGCGGCGACATGATGTCGCAAATAGGGAAACAAATAGAATCAGGGCCGTCCAATTTTACAGAAAGAATCCTGAGCGCGTGAAGGCCATAGAAAAAAAAATCACGACAGAAGCACGCCGCTAAAAACCGGGGGCGTGTTGCGATGCGAAAATTCCACATTCGCCGAGCAACCCCGAAATGGACAGACCTCTCCGCAATCAAAAATATCTATGACAATTGCCCGCCGGGGATGCACGTCGACCACATTGTCCCTTTGCGGGGAAAGAATGTTTCCGGTCTGCATGTTCCATGGAATTTGCAATATCTGTCCGCCGCAGATAATCAGCGCAAAAACAATAAAATGCAGGGGAATGTCTGATGGCTGTCGCCTGGACCACAATTCCAGATTCGGAGGTTGACCCCGAAAGCCCGATCACCACGTCGCTGATGGTAGCGCTTCGGGATAATCCGGAGGGGATCGCTGGGGCTGCCGGAGGTGCGCCGAAAATCATCACGGGGGCGATCACTGACCTTGCGGTAACAACGGCCAAGCTCGCAGCGGGCGCGGCGACCGCCGCCAAGGTCGGCGCTCTTCCGGCTTCCAAGATTACCACGGGAGTTTTTCCGATTGCGCGGGGCGGAACCGGAGTTCCAAATGGAAGTTTTGCTAACTCAAAGGTAATGGCTGGATACCAAAGGCTCCCCAACGGCTTGATTTTTCAGTGGGGATCAAGTGTTGCACTAGCAGATTCTAATCATGATGTAAATTTATCTGTAACATACCCCAACGCACATTTGGTTGCTATTGCTTGTTATTCTGAAGGGGTTTTAGGACTTGTTTCTCCATGTGGGGCCGGGCCATTAAGTACCACACAAATCAGGCTTACTAACGACGATACAACCAATAGGACCATAAGATGGTTCTCAATTGGCCATTAATTTATTGATGGATCATTAGAGTTTAAAAATGACCCTTGCCCTTACCCCCGTGCTTCTATACGCGATCATCGGCCATGCCGTGGTGCTTGCCTTTTACGGTGGCATGACCTGGGCCATGCTGCGCCGGCAGGGGCAAACGCTTGACCGTGTGACGGTGTTGCTGGAAAATCACGGGGAAAGAATCGGCCGCGTTGAAACCCGTCAGGGATTGCCGCGCGCCCAACCTTTATTTTGAGCGGAGGTTCCAATGCAATGGATACCGATCATCAACTTCGCGATTGACCTGTTCGGCAGCGCGCCCTACGCGCCCACCGCCGGTGGAATGATTTACGACGTTCTCCAGGTTTTCGCGGCCTTGAAAATCATAGGGGGAGCCGGGGCCTGGCTCGCCAAGCAAACGGACTGGGACAAAGACGACAAGTTTTGGCCGAAGTGGCTTTACTGGATGGGCAAAGCCACCAGCTTCATAACCGACCTCGCCAGCGGAAACAGCCGACCGCCAGAGAAACGATGAATTGGCTTCTTGCGTTCCTTAAAACCCTTGTCCCAAAGAAGTCCCCGCTGCCGCCTCTCAGTGATTATGAGTGCACCGCGCTTAAAGAGGAACTCGAACGCGACGAGGGCCGCCGCCCCTGGATATACAGGGATACGGTCGGAAAATGGTCGGGGGGCGTCGGCCGGAACCTGACGGACAAAGGTTTCGGCGAGGATGAAATTGACCTGATGCTGGCAAACGATATCCGGGAGGCAATAAAAAGCCTGGATACCGTTTTCCCCGCCTGGCGGACCACACTTACCAAACGCCGGAAACGGGTGCTTCTCAATTTGATGTTCAATATGGGACTTCCGACATTCGGGGCCGGCGACAAGGGCTTTCCGAAATTCTGGAAGGCGGTCAAGGCTGGCAGAACAGAATGGGCCGCTCAGGAACTGATTGCCTCCAAGTGGTACACCCAAGTAAAGTCCCGCGGCCCGCGCTTGGTAAAAATGTGGAGAGAGGGCTGATGGAGATTATTTTTTTGGTATGGCTTTCTTTTGCGACTCCGAACATCGTTGTACGGGTGGAGGAATTCAAGGCAGCATGTATGCATCGCGGTGGGTTGGTTGGGGCTTATCCCGGACCCCTCCGTCAGATAATTCTCCCGTCCAATGGAAGCCTTGCTAAATTTCAGCTTGCCGGATTAGAAATAATTTGCACGGTGCAAAAAACGTCCGTGCGGGATAAAAAATAGAGCTGCCCGTGGGGAGTGCCGTCCCTGGCAATGCGGCCCTCCTTAGTCGCTCCCCATGGCCGCTTCCAGCGGCCTCCTTTCACTCGTGCGCTTCCCGTATATTACTAGAGCCTGTCAACTGCTTTTGCAAAACATTCATAAAGGTACACCCGATATCCTTTTCGCCCCCGGCGAAAGCCTCTGTTCCCAAGCCCGCGTGAACGATTTTCAGCAGGGCCTCGGCTTCATGCCGCACCAGGCCGATGGTGTAAGTGACGTGGCTTTCCTTGGTAACCGAAAATTTAATCATCATCCTTCCTCCGTCCGAGAATTTTGAATCCAGTAGGAATGCCCTATCGCGTTGCCCCGGAGGTCGGGCATATCCTCCGGGTTTGTGATCGTCATGCAAACCAGCGAAGGCCGACCGGCCGCCAGGAGTAGCCGCATCAATCCGTTTCGCCCCTGCTTATCCAGAATATCGGCTCCGTCGATCACCACGGCATCGCTGAAATCCAGATCGGCTAAGGCTATTTGGATCATCACCCGGGATCGGAATTTTCCAGATTCGGAACAAAGCGACCATGCGGTTCCCCGATACAGAACAGTCAGCCCGTTCGTGATTTCGACCGCAGGCCACCCCGCCACCTCCGCCAAGGCTTCCAGATTGCGATTGAATTCCTGGATAGCATCCTTCAATTTTGCAGCGCGCAGGCCATCAGCGGCGAGAATCGCCACCAGGGCTTGATTCAGGAGGATGCTCGCGTGAAGCCGGTCCGCTCGGGTTTTCGCCCTCCATGCGCGAATTCGATTTTCTGCAAGCTGCAAATCGCGGCGGGCTCTTTCCAGGGCGGCCTCGTCGTTTCCCTGTCCGCCCGGCTCGGCTTCGGTAGCTTTCAGCGTACCCGCGCTCGCCATAGCCTCGCCAAGTAAGGCCTGCTGCTCGTGGAGTCTCCGGGTTGCGCTTTGGAGGGCTTCGGAGGCCATTAGCTGCCCCTGGACGGCTTTCTCGCGTGCCGCCCTACGACTTGCATTTTCTTCCGAGGCGAGGGCTATCGGAGGTTTTATCAGCTTCCCCGTCAGGATGCAGCATGGCTCCCCGCAATGGGGGCACGAAACGGTTACTTGATCGTCCTCGGGCGACGGAAGGATTTTTAGAAGCCCCGCACTTTCTCGCACTTTGTCGCCGGCCGCTTCCGCGGCCTCGCTCCATTTTTTTACCTCGTCCGTGTGTTCCTGAATTTTCCCCGCCTTTTCCCGGAGCTGGGCGATCCGATCCTCGGAAACGGCGGTATGGGCGATTGAGGCGTCCCGGATTTCCTCTTGCTGGACAACCTGGGCCGAAAGGCTTTCCTCACTGGCCCCGTCAAGATCGGATTCCCATTCGGCCGGCATCCACGTTTCGGCCTTGGACGATCCGTAATTTTCTCCCGTGACTTCACGCCAGGCCCCCTTCATTTCGATCCCTTTGTCCTTGGCGTGAAGGTGGGCGGCATCCCATCCCCGGCCCTCAATGCTGGCCCATAGCTTTTCCATGCCGCCGGCATCAAGCAAATCGCCAGTCGCCTTTTCAAAATCGGTGCGGGTTGGCGTAGCTTTGAGATACTCAATCAACGCAGACGCAAATTCCTTTCGCTCGAGATCGAGAAGCGATGCCATCCCTACCGCGAAGGCGGAAGCCGATGGGGGCTCCCCCTCGGTTTCCTTTTTCGCCCGCGGGTATTCGATCCGTGCGCTTCCTTTTTCGGTTTCAAGTGATATCGCCCCGTTGCCGGTCCCGGAGTGGATCAGCATCGCGGCGTCTTGCTTTCGCAAATCCTTGACCGGGACGGTTTCTCCCGTAAGGAGGGCTTGGAGGGCTTGCGCGATGCTTGTCTTTCCGGCCTCGTTAGGGCCCGCGACGAGGGCAATTTTTGCGAGTGCGATATCCGCCTTGGCGATCCCCCTGAAATTCCGAATGGAAAGTTTCATTAGAACAGGTCTCCCGCTATCGTGGGTTTTTTGGGAGAGGCCGCCGGCGGTGCGTCCTTGTCTGGGGCAGCGGGCTTGGGGCGCTGGGGGACTCCCCCCGGGGCTTTGATGGAGGGCGGCGGCGATTCTGCCGGGGCTTCCGCGTCCGCCGGGGGGTCTTGATCCCGGTCGGTTTCTTCCTCCGATGTTTCCCGTGAAACATCAGCCAGTTTTTTCCTCCCACGCTTTTTCTTCGGTTCTTTTGCTGCGGGGTCGGCAATCGGCGGGGCTTCGCCCTGTTCCGACTCCGGGTAAAATTCCGCGACAATATCGTCGCCGTCCTCGTCGGGGAAAACCGCATCCGGTTCCGCCCCTTCAAATAGCCGGCGGGCTTCCGTTTCGATATGCTCAATTCGGAGATTCGCTTGCTGACTCGCCACGGCGATCCGGAATCCTTCCTCCCGAAGAGCGTCAACCGACCCGGTAAAATCCAGGCCGACGACGTAGATCGTTTGCTGCTTTCCATCCGGCAATCTGGCGGGCTTGGGATTTACAACCAGGTCAAGGGGAATATTCGCAAGCTGCCCGCCGGTAATGCCGGCCATGAAAAGAAGCGATCCCATGAGCCCGTCAACCGAATTGAACGACGTGGTCCTGAACTTCCAAACCCCCCCGACCCCGCCGGCTCCGTCAATCAAAACGGAAAGCACCCCGTTGATTTTGCAGGCGGGCGCGGGGCCGGCATACCCTTGTTCAATCCGTTCGCAAGGGCAATCGATCCGGTCGTATTCCCCGTTTTTTTGCAGCCGCTTGGCCTCGCCCCCATCGCCGGAGCAAAAAAGCGTTCGCCCGCTATACGCCGCGTAGCGCGTGGCAAAATTCAGATCGGGATCGTTGTAAAGTAGCCGGATCGGAATCCTCCTCAGCTTCGCGGGGTCTTGCCTGGTGGCCTTACCGATAGCTTCCATGAGCGGAAAGTCAGGGACGTAATTGTCGCCGGCGTCCCGCACCATGG